ACCTATAACGGGTAGAGTTTGTTTATCAAACAAATACCACGCGCAATTGTCTTTGCCTGTCATATTACCAAACCACTTAATTCTGCCCACACTTATAATCTTATGTAAAAACGGCATATACGGTTGACTCTGTTTAGTATGCATCCAATCCGCATCAAATAAGAGCCATGTGGGTTTTAGTGGAGCAAAGTGTTCTATCATAGGATGAAGCACTTTCCTGTCCCACGGCGGGTTTGTAATTATATAATTTGATTCTAATAGTTCATTTTCTTTTACGTCTCTATAATCCTGAGTCGGTATACCTTTATGCTGCGGTTCAATGTCACTTGCCCACATACATAGTCCATGTCCACCCCTCGTTTCAAGATGATTTATCAATGCGCCATCACCAGCACAGGGTTCTGCAAAAGTAAAATGTTTTGGTAGATGTGGCAATAGGGGTTCTACTGCTTCCATCGGTGTAGGATAGAAGTCTCTTGGTTTTCTCTCAAAGTCACTACGCTTTCCCATTATTCTACCACATGACTGAAGTTTTTAATCTTCTCAAATTTGATTGTACTTCTAAACTTGTCTGCGAGTGCATCCTGTTTGTGGCTGATCACAAAGACATTCTCATCACCCAACGTATTGAGAATCTTTAGGAACTCATCTGTACCCGTACCATCCAGCGAACTATCAAAGATTTCATCCAGTATCAACAGATTTGTGTTAGTGCTGTTCTTCATCTTTGCAACCGCTCTCCAAGTGAACAACAGTGCAAGGTCAATACGCATCTTCTCACCCTCACTAAACGAATCATAAGTAAACTCATCACGATACCGCGACTTGATGGTTTCCTCAAAGTTCTCGTTCAGTGTGAAGTTCACATAGAACTCCATAGAAGTGAGATAGGTATTAATCAACCTGTTCATGATAGGAAGATATTGCTTGATAACCTTAGTCTTGATACCTGTGTCCTGTAGCATATTCCTTGCGGCCTCTGCATAAGTCTTGTCTTCACGCAACTTGGACTTCTGCACATCAAACCCAGAAAGAGTTTCCTTTAAATCATCCAGTTTCTTATGGTCACTCTTGTTGATTTCACCAGCAATCAAGTGATCAATCTCCGACTGCAAAGTAGCATTGAATTTCTCAAGTTGAATAAGAGAACTATTCTCCTTTGCAACATGAACTTCATTTTCTCGAATTTTGCTAGCAATATCCTTTATATCGTTCTGTCGTGAGGTGACCTTGTGCAGTTCATCTTTAAGTTCTTTTAGTCCGCCATCAACTCTATCTGCTTCACCTTGTTTCTTATCAATCATATCGGCCTTAAAGACTTCATCAATATGTTGTTGACAGGTTGGGCAGTCCTCATTACTCTCAAAGAAACCAACCAGTTTAGTATGAGCCCTGTGTTTCTCTTTTAACTGCGATTGAATATCTTTCAGTTTGATATGTTTTGTATTTACACTATCGTTGTCAGTAATTTGATTAAGGAGTTCAGTATTGTTTGTGTTATGAAATTTTATATCCAAATTCTTCCTGAAAACTTCTTCTTCATTTCCAGCAATCAAAGAAGTTTTATCTTGAATTAGTTTTTCCCTATGCATAAACATTTCATCAATATATTTTTCTTGGAGAGTAATCTTTTCCTTTGTCAAGTTGTATTGATAATCAACCTCACGCATATCATCAACAACAGTCTTTAACTGCGTCTTGAGAATCATATTCATCAGAGAGAAAATCTGTATGTCAAGAATTTCCTCAACAACTTCACGGCGTTGTTTAGACTTCAGCTGCATGAAAGGGATAAAGGTAGATGAACCCAGAATAACAACCTGAGTAAAACTGCGATAGTTGAGTTTTAGAATTTGCTGTTCAAGATACTTCTGGTAGTCACGCGAGTTTGCGTCTTGGTTATACATCTTACCATTGACGTAAATCTCAAACACGTTTGGTTTGATACCACGAACAACCTTAACCTTCTTGGTTCCAATACGGAATTCCACCTCTACCAGTGCAGCACTGCCATTGACAGAGTTTAGAAGTTGAGGTTTGTTAATATTACGGAATGGCTTACCAAACAAGCCAAAGCAAAGAGCATCCAGAATAGTAGACTTGCCTGCACCGTTTTCTCCAATAATTAATGTGGTTGAATTTCTGTCTAACTGTATCTCTGTAAAATTATTACCAGTTGACAGGAAGTTCTTCCACCTCACAATCTCAAAATGAATCATATTTCTAAATCTTGCGCCTCGGTGTAAAGTGACCGCATCGTGTTTTTCAATCGGTCCTTGCTTAGTGTAACATCAAGCTGGTCAATGTATTTCTCTAGCAATGTCATCGTGTCTTCGGTGTTCTCCACAATATCATCAGATACATTGTCAGCATCTAACTCAGAGAAGTCTTCGATAATCTTGACCTCATATGCGTCAGCCTGTAAAAGTCGATCTGTAAACTTGTCGAACTGATACAAGTCTTTCTTGTTGACCACAATAAGTTTTACATACTTCTCTTTATACTTAGACACATCTTCTTTGGTATAGTCGTTAACAGTATCGTCATAGTAAATCTTCTCAAAAATACTATGGGGATTAATAATGCGTTCTAGTTCCCGTGTATCTGTATCAAAGATGTGAAAGCCCTTCGGATCATTATGGTCACTCCAAGTAATCTCATACGGAGTTCCCAGATAATATATCTGGCCATCATCGGATTTATGATGAAAGTGTCCACTAAAGCATAGGTCAAAGCGACGGAACAATTCTTTATCCCACCCACCTTCTGATTTATGTCCCTTGTGCATTTCAAAACCATTTACCTCTAAGTGTCCCATTAAAATCTGTGCTGGTGAAGTTTTCAGTGCATTCATTGCAATTTCATAATTACCGCTATTAATCCACGGCATGAATTGAATTGGTATGCCATCAAATTCCACAACCTCTGGACCTGTGTATATATTACACCTGTCAGAACCTACCAGCTCTTCCATTGAGTTGACTTCGTTGGTATTCTTATAAAAGGTGTCATGATTACCAATGATAAGATGAAGGTCAATTTCTAAATGTTGAAAACGACTGATAAATCTTTTCCGAAAATCACTGGCAGTTTTAAAACTAATGAACTTCCTACGATCTGTAACATCACCCATGTGAACACAGGTAGTAATTCCCCTCTCAATTAGAGTGGGGAAAAATACATCGTCATAGAATTTGTAGAAATAATCATTGATGTTTTGGTTATCATTTCTAGCTCCAAAATGCGAATCGGTGATGATGGCAATCTTCAACGATCATCACCGAGCACAGCAACATTTTCAATGTTGTCTTCCATAAAATTCTCTAGTCCCTTTTTACTTTTTTTTTCTATTGTCTTGGGTTTATATACATCTTCAGATGGAAGATTATCCATAGCAAAGGAATTATCAATACTATAACTAGTTGAATCACCGGGCATCGTATCAAAAGATTGATAGTTACTACCCGCTATGATTCTATTTTTAACGTGAGTTTGTTTCTTTTCTTTTTGAATTCGTCGGATGAATGCGTAGTAGATAATTTGTGTAAAATATGCAAAGGGGTTTGATGACTTCTCTGGATTGAAATTTGAAGCATATTGAAGACAGTTTTCGATCCCATCAGATATCATATCATCCTTGTATGTGTAATTTATAAAGTTAGGCCGATAAGATAAATGTTGTGCAATCTTGAGAAAGCACTCACCCATATAATTTGTAACAGGCGGAATACGTTTTTCAGCATCCACTGCTTCTTTGCACTTCTCTTTCCATGCAACCATTTCCACAAGAAATGCTTTGTTGTCAACGTAATGTTCACCCTTTGCTTTCGCCATAGGTACTCTCCTTAATCTTTATACACTATACTACAGCCATAGGATTTAGTCAAGGGTCATTATAATAAAAAAAGAACCTTGACTCCACCATAAAATAGTGTTACTATCTGCTTGTCCTTGGGTCATAGAACTACATTAATGTATTGAATCACTATCTATTTCTAGTTCATCTAAAAGTTCATCATAGATATCTCCATCATCATAATCATCTAGATTTTTATGATGATCATATTCCTCTCGATTATCAATTTCTTCAGAAGATTCTAATTTATCTATTACACCCTCGTAATAGACACTTAGGCCGGGAGAGGCTGGCAACACAATAATAACATGTTTAGGATCAATTTCAAAATATTTTTGTTCTGTAAATGGTTGAACCCATCTTGAGAGCATTAGAGATTCTGTCATACCTCTTCGTGTGACACTTGGGTGAACATTCATTAGTAATGGC